TGATTTTCAAGAAACCACCGCCCCCTTCTGCAAAAAGTGCAAAAGTTTCGGTTGCTCATGTTTACGTTCTGTGTCACTCAGCCCTTCTTCTTCTTCTCTCTCTCTCTACAACTTCGATCGTTTAGTCTGTTCCCATTGCCACAAAAATCTCTGCGAATGTAGTCAACATGCCTTTGATTCCCCTTTTGAAGAACACAAAAATTCTGATATGCCCAGTCCTTTCCCTTCAGATACCGCTAGTACTTTTCCGCCAGTTTCGTTCTGTTCCCATTGTTCTGCCCATCCATGCATTTGTCCATCATCACATCATTTTCCTTCCTCCATTGTAGTTTCATGTCCATGCTCCATTTGTAATTCAGATCCCTGTCAGTGTAAATGTCCTCCATCTAGTTTGCCTCCATCTAAGTGTGAGATGCGGTCTACCTCTAAGGTTACTCATTTCAAGTCCACTTTTTTCATTCCATTCTTTTTAACTTGTTATCAATTCATCTTCCAAACTTCTCAGCTCATCTTTTTTAGAATTTTAGATTCCATCTTTCCCATTTTCGATGTCCTCGCCGAGCTCACTTACTCTTCCATTAGACCATATGTTTTAGCTTCAGATCTTCCTCCACCTCCATCTTTGTTTCCATTTTCCATATTTTCCCTTTTTCATCGCGTCCGTTTTTTCCTTTGGAGAAAGCTACTCTGGTGTACGTTTGAGGCTTCCGTTGCTTTTTGTTGGTATTGTTGCCAATTTCGGCTTTATTACTACAATGCTCGTTTATCTCGTGTTCGTCAGAATATGAAGTTAAATGTTAAGACTACTCTCCTTATTGCTGCACTGATCACTTCCGTGACTTTAATGGTTCTACAATTTAGATCCAGAGCTAAGAGAGATGTTTTAAACGATTCGCCTCAAGATGTTGATGTAGTTCCTCCTGTTTCTTCTTCTTCAGTTCCACCCATGCCTCCGCTTTTTTCCCACCACTCTGACATTCCTACAATTAAGCCCCGCTTTTCTAATGATTATGCTTCCGCTGCCCACAGAGTTCCAAAAATTCTTTCCACTTCCACTCCTTCCGAGAATATGAAAAGGTATGCTGCTAATATCATGTCCTTTAAAGTTTACTTTTCTGACTCATGGACTAGCTCGTACGCTTTTGCCGTCAATTCCACTCATTACTTTGCCGTCCATCATGAAGCCAAGTTTATTCAGAATAGTAAGGCTACCCTTACGAAACTGGATAAATCCCACCATGTCAAACATCTTTCCATTTCCGCTGATTCTGTTTCACATCATCCCCTTTTCGATCTCACTTGTTTCAATCCTCACGCTTCTCCCGTTCGCGACCTCAGTGAATTTGTTATCCCCCAAGCCATCCCTACAAGTGAATGCAAGATTTTATACTTACACGATGAAGAACTTACCGTTCGGCCAATATTTTACCATTCTTCTGATTCGCTGCTAACTTCACAGGTTGATATCCCTTTGGCACATTTCTTTTACAGCCATTTCGAAATTCAACACGGAGATTGCGGTTTACCAGTCCTCAACGCCGACGATATGTTAATCGGGTTTGTTGTAGCTTCTTGCATCGGGGCCAAAGGTGGAGCCTTTGTCCCTATTCCCGAGTTTGCCTATGAATCCAGCCCAGAAAAACCATGTCCATTTTTTGCCAATGCCAAACGCCTTTCCCGCATCCCTGACCACTGCTCCTTTCAAGTAATGGCCAACGTTCACACAAATTCCATGCCCCGAAAATCCGCTGTTCGAGCCACGCCCCTAGCCTCTTCCATTTCAAAGATTCCTTTTCCCGTTTTTGGCTGCATAAATTCTTTGCTCCATAAACCCACTCCCCAAATCTCCACAGTTGCCGGCTTAGCTCGCACTCTTGATCGCAATATTGGCATTCTCAGTCAACCCACTCCTTCCCATTCTGTCATTGCCAATTTGCCAGAAGCTGGACGTCTTTTTTCCCGTCGAATTCTCACAACCTTAGAGCAATTTGATCCACGTGTCCTCAAAATTCCAAATCGTATCCTCACCTTAGAAGAAGCCATTACTGGCCGATTCGAAGGACAATCAATCCCCGGAGTTTATTCTATTTTTCTCGATGCTTCTGCCGGATATTTATATCCTGGCAAAAAGTCCCGC